ACAGGTTTTAGACCAGCTTTTGTTATGATTAAAAAATCTTCAGATACTGGTAGTTGGATGATGCAGGATAACAAAAGAAACCCTTCAAATCCAGTGAATTCTGTATTACAAGCAAATTTATCCGATGCGGAACTGACAACTGCTTCGGTTAATATTGATTTTAACTCAAACGGTTTTCAGATAAAAAATACTAATGGAGATTATAATACAAACGGTGGTTCTTACATCTATCTAGCAATAGCTGAACAGGTATATAACGCTAACGGCGTAACGGCTAACCAAACAAATCCTTTTAATGATGGTAGTCAGGTAGCTCAGTATGAGTTTGAAGACAATGCCGATGATTCACAGCCTAATGGCTACATCGGAAAAGGCGGTACGTTTAATGGAAGTAGTAGTAAGGTTGTTTTACCAGATGCAGTTTCTTCATCAATAGCTACAGCATCAGCATTTACCATTTCAATGTGGTTTAATATTTCAGGCGGAAGTGGTAGAAGATTTTTATATTTCTTTGGTAGGTCAACTTATATTTATTTAGAGGTAGAATCTGATAACACTTTAAGAGCAGTCGTAAACGCTTCAGGTGGTTCTGTTATAATAGACGACTCTACAGTTTTATCTAATAATATTTGGTATAATGCAGTTTTAACAGGAAGCAATGCTTCGAATCTTACACTTTATTTAAATGGTTCAAGTGTGGGTACAACATCTTGGGACGGAACATTTGGCGCAGCTGGAACAGTAGCAGTTAATATAGGAAATGAAAATAACGCTTTGTATTTTAACGGCTCAATAGACCAAGTGCGTATATACAATACAGCTTTAAATCCGAATGATGCGTGGTTGCTTTACAGTGAAACATCAGCCACCTCATCTACACTAGACTATCCAGCAAGCAAAGGAGCTATAGCTCTTTATGAACTTGAGGGAGACGCCACCATGACCCCCAGCAGTGCAACTTATGATGGTGCAGCAACAGCTGTTGATTGGGTTCCTTTGTATGATGGGACAGAAAATAGTATGACATACGCTGCGCCTAGTGTGTCAGCTCCGTTTTTAAAAGCAGGGGAGTTTAATGGCACAAGTTCTGTTATAACTACAAATATGTCTATTGGAGGAGCCTTTACTATTTCTTTCTGGGCAAAAGATACCTTGTTTAGTACGAATTATTATTTGTTAGCTACGTCTACAGGAAGTAGTACAAGTGGAATAGTAATTGGCGGAGCTAATGGTTCTGGTACTAAATATTCTTTTAGATTAAACCAAACTTCAACAGGAGTATTTAATTTTGACAGCGGTGTAGTGGATGATAGCGATTGGCATCATGTTGTTATGACTTATGACAATACAACAAGTGCAAATAGTGCTAAAATTTATATAAATGGTTCTTTAAATGCACAGGCTACAGCTACAGGAACTAATTCTTTTAGCCATACCTATAATTTAGTTATGATGAGAGACCCAAGTAACCCAGCTAATTATCCAGGGAAATTTGCAGTCGGAGACCTTGACCAGTTAAGAATATTCAACAAAGCACTCGATTCTGGGGAAGTTACACAACTTTATAATGAACCAAATAATTAGAAACTATGACCTATACACAAAACAATAGTGCGCTTTTAGATATAAAAGTAGTATATCAAATAGTTAAAAAAAACAAAAATGTCAATTAACGATATGAAAATATTGGGAATAAATAGTTTAGTTATAGGAATTTCTATGACGCATATAGATGTAATTTTAAAAATTTTATTACTTTTAGTATCAATTGGTTACACAATTCACAAATGGTACTTAATGTATGGAAAGAATAAGTAAACATATTACGCATAAGGAAGCTATACGCTCCAACACAGCTTTACGTTTAAACATAAGTAATATCCCAAATGATTACGAAACCTCTAATATGGTTGGTATTGCTACTCATGTCTTTGAGCCTCTCAGAGAATACGTAGGTGGACCTATAAAAATTAATAGCATGTTTAGGTGTGAAGATTTAAATCGTGCGATTGGTGGAAGCTCTTCCAGTCAGCACTGTCAAGGCCGAGCGATTGACCTAGACGATACCTTCGGACATAAGACAAACGCTGAAATGTTTAATTACATAAAAGATAATCTAAACTTCGACCAGCTTATATGGGAGTTTGGAGATAATAAAAATCCAGCGTGGATACATGTAAGTTATGTTTCACAAGAAGAAAACAGAACAAGATGTTTGCGCGCTGAAAAAATAAATGGTAAGAATTATTATACAGTAATATGAGTACTGTAAAAAAACCGTTTAAAGAGACTGCCGTAGGCAGGTTTCTTATTGAAAAAGCTCCTTCCATACTTGGAATTGTAGGAGACGCTATTCTTCCTGGAAATGTAATATCAGAGCTTATCTCTGGCAATAAAGAAATGTCAGAAGCAGACAAGCATATTGCTTTAGAAAAATTAAGAATAGAGCGTGCTGAGATAGATGGAATTACCCGTAGATGGGTGTCTGATTCTAGAAGTCAAAGTTGGCTTGCGCGAAATATACGGCCACTAACTTTAGTGGTATTAGTTCTGGCTTATGTAGGAGGGTGGTTTATGGGATTAGATACCTCAGATACAGCATCGCTTTTAACATGGGTTCTTTGTGGCTACTTCGGAGCGAGAACGGCAGATAAAATAGGAGTTAAACTCCCTGGTAAATAATCCTTATATTTGTATTAATTAATTCTAATACAATGAATATTCGTAAAATTTCTATTGGACCTGATTATAAGTCAGGTGCAATGCACTACTTAGTGGGTCAAGACATACTAGGAGGCTCACACAAAATTCATCTTATAAATCAAAACAAAGATACCGGAGGATTTATCGTCTGGATTGAAAAGGATAATGAGATATTTATGTGGAAAGAATTTAACACAATGATGCCTATTTCTATAGAATATAACATAAACTTTTAAAAATAAATGAGCACAGAAGATTTATTAGATAAATTCAACATATTACAAGAAAAGAAAAAAAATACAAATGACTGGATGGAGCAATTAGAAATACAAGACCAAATACATAGTATTGAAATGAAACTAAATGGAGTTAAACCTACAGATTCTAGCATAGACTGTGAAGGTTGTGGTTCATGAGGTCACCATTTTTTTTTATTGTAAAGCCCATAAAAGGTAAACGATATAACAACTCTAAAGAAATAGGTGGTATAGACTTTATAACAAGTACCTCCGAGGAGAATCACGAAGCATCAAACCGTGAAGGTATAGTCGTATCAACCCCTTTAGGTTATACTGGACAGATTGAGCCTGGAGACACTTTGCTTGTTCATCATAACGTTTTTAAATTTTACAATGACATGAAGGGTCGCCAAAAAAGCGGCAAGAGTTTTTTTATGGACGATTTATTTTTTATAGATGACGCTCAGTATTATATGTATAAAAAAGAAGATAAGTGGCATTGTCACGATAAGTATTGTTTTATAAAACCAATACCATCTATTGAGTCTTATATTCATAAACCTTTTGCAGAAGAACCTCTTATGGGAAAGGTAAGATATATAAATAAAAAATTATCTAGTCAAGGAGTTAATGAAGGAGATTTAGTAACCTTTAGACCTGAGACAGAATATGAGTTTAATGTAGATGGAGAAAAACTTTATAGGATGTTTAGCCATCATGTGACCATGGTTTTATGAGACATACAATAAAATGCAGTCAATGCGATGAAACATTTCCTGGAGGATATGAATATAGGATGCATTGGGAAAAACATTTAGATGAATTCTTAATAACAAAAAAAAATGACCTCTGAAGAATTAAAAGTTGAAATAATAGCAGCTGGAAGAAAAGCAGTTAAGGAGCTTATTCGTGTGGCTAAAGAAGACATTATAAAACCAGACCCAGAGGATGAGCTTGCAGCAGATAGATTAAAGAATGCGGCAGCCACTAAAAAGTTAGCAATATTTGATGCCTTTGATATATTGAATAAAATAGACACTGAGCAAGAAAATATAAACTTAGCTAATGATTTTGATAACAAAGTAGAAACAAAACAAGGTTTTGCAGAAAGACGTTCAAGATAAATTATATACAGTAGTAAAAAATTATATTCCTAAATCAGTTTTATCAAAAAAGAATAAAGCTAAAACCTGGGTATATGGACATAACGAAAAGTACGATGTGATTGTTATATCTAAAAACGGTCAGGTTGGTGATGTTGTTTCTATTTCAGGTTTACATATTGCATTACCATTAGTTTCAAAAGATATTTATAAAAGAAGTTTAAAGTCTTCAGAGCAATATTGGAAGCGTACTCAATTTCCCAAAGAACTTTCCAGGATAAATTCTATATTTCAATGGAATGAGATGCCCGCTAACTTTAAGGCAAAGTGGGTAGACTATATTGAAGGTGAGTTTAACCGAAGAGAAGATGGGCATTGGTTTTTAAACAATGGAATAACCACCTATATGACTGGAGCTCATTACATGTATTTGCAATGGTCTAGTATTGATGTAGGATACCCTGACTTTAGAGAAGCTAATAGAATATTTTTTATTTTTTGGGAAGCCTGTAAGGCTGACAAAAGATGTTTTGGAATGACCTACTTAAAAATAAGACGTTCAGGATTTTCTTTTATGGGTTCTTCAGAATGTGTAAACACGGGAACGCTAGCTAAAGATTCTAGGGTGGGAATATTATCTAAGACTGGTTCTGATTCTAAAAAAATGTTTACTGATAAAGTTGTCCCAATTGCAAATAGACTTCCTTTTTTCTTTAAGCCTATCCAGGATGGTATGGATAAACCTAAGACAGAGCTTGCCTTTAGGATTCCAGCCTCTAAAATTACAAAAAAAAACATGTATGACTCTGTTAATGATGAGCTTTATGGATTAGACACTACTATTGACTGGAAGAATACAGATGACAACTCTTATGATGGAGAGAAGTTATTGCTTTTAGTTCATGATGAAAGCGGCAAATGGATTAAGCCTAATAATATATTAAATAACTGGAGGGTAACTAAAACTTGCTTACGATTAGGAAGTAAGATTATAGGAAAATGTTTAATGGGCTCTACCTCAAATGCTTTGGACAAGGGAGGAGCAAACTTTAAAAAATTATACGAAGACTCTAACATACAGACAAGAAACGCAAATGGTCAAACCAGAAGCGGAATGTATTCTTTATTTATTCCTATGGAATTAAACATGGAAGGTTTTATTGACATACATGGAATGCCTGTGTTAAGAGTTCCTTCTCAAAAAACAAAAGGAGTAGACGGAGAGTGGATAATAAATGGAGCAATTGATTACTGGGAAGCTGAAGTTGACTCTTTAAAATCTGATGCTGATGCATTGAATGAATTTTATCGACAGTTTCCTAGAACAGAGTCTCATGCTTTTAGAGATGAAAGCAAGTCATCTCTTTTTAATCTTACAAAAATATATCAGCAAATAGACTATAATGATTCGTTAATACAAGAGCATCATTTAACTAGAGGAAATTTTTATTGGGAGAATGGAATAAAAGATAAAAAAGTAGCTTTTAGTCCTGACAACAGGGGAAGGTTTTTTGTAACCTGGGTTCCTCCAAAACAATTACAGAATAACATAATAGAAAGAAATGGACTAAAGTATCCAGGGAACGAGCACATAGGAGCGTTTGGATGTGATTCTTACGACATATCTGGAACTGTAGGTGGTGGGGGCTCTAACGGAGCGCTACACGGCCTTACAAAGTTTAATATGGAGGAAGCTCCATCTAATGAGTTTTTTCTAGAGTATGTGGCTCGACCTCAAACTGCAGAAATGTTTTTTGAAGAAGTGCTAATGGCTTGTGTATTTTATGGAATGCCTATACTTATAGAAAACAACAAGCCTAGACTGTTGTATCATTTTAAAAACAGAGGGTATAGACCGTACTCTATTAACCGTCCGGACAAACGCTTGTCAAAGTTATCTAAAACAGAAAAAGAACTTGGAGGCATACCTAACAGTTCTGAAGATGTTAAACAATCTCACGCTGCTGCTATTGAATCTTACATAGAAAAGTATGTAGGTTTAGATATGGACGGTGCTTTCAGAGAAAAAGACGACATGGGCTCTATGCTGTTTATGAGGACTTTAGAGGACTGGGCTAGGTTTGATATTTCAAACAGAACTAAATTTGACGCAAGTATTAGTTCAGGGTTAGCTATTATGGCTACACAAAAACACATGTATCAAGTTGAGAAAAAACAATCAAAAATAAACCTTAACTTTGCCAGGTATACAAATAACGGAACTTTAAGTGAATTAATTAGATAGATGAAAGATGTTACAATAGACATTACATCTGCAGGCTTTCCAAGTCAATTCGTTTCAGATGCTGAAAAAGCTACTAACGAATTCGGTTTACAAATAGGACAGGCTATTCAGTATGAATGGTTTAGAAAAGATGGAAACCAGTGTAGATATTACAATCAATGGAGAGACTTTCACAGACTGCGGTTATATGCAAGAGGCGAACAGTCTGTAGCTAAATACAAAAATGAATTATCAATTGATGGAGATTTATCTTATCTTAATTTAGATTGGACTCCAGTTCCTATACTTCCTAAGTTTGTAGACATTGTGGTTAATGGTATGCAGGACAGGGAATTTAAAGTTAAGGCCTATGCTCAAGACGCATTGTCTCAATCTAAAAGAAGTAAATACCAAGATATGGTTGAAGGTCAGATGGCTGCTAAACCTATACTTCAAAGTATTCAAGAAAAAACAGGAGTAGACCCTTTTGTAATGGACCCTGATGAATTACCTAATTCAGATGAGGAACTTTCATTATACATGAACTTAAACTATAAGCCAGCAATTGAGATTGCGGAAGAAGAGGCTATAGACACAATGTTTGCAGAAAATCATTATGATGATATTCGTAAACAAATAGATTATGATGCTACTGTGATAGGAATATCTGTAGCTAAACATGAGTTTCTTCCTGGAGCAGGTGTTCAAATATCATATGTAGACCCTTCAAATGTAGTTTATAGTTATACTGAAGACCCTCATTTTAGAGATTGTTTTTATTGGGGAGAAATTAAAACATTACCCCTAACTGAGCTTGTAAAAATAGACCCTGATATTACTAATGATGATTTAGAAGAAATATCAAGATATAGTCAAAGTTGGTATGATTATTATAATGTAGCTCAATTTTATGACAACGATATTTTTTCTCGTGACACTTGTACTTTAATGTACTTTAATTATAAGACTACTAAAAAGATGGTTTATAAAAAAAGAATATTAGAGGGCGGTGGCTCTAAGGTAATTGAAAAAGATGACACTTTTAATCCTCCTCAAGATATGATGGACGAAGGAAGGTTTGAAAAAATAGAAAAAACTATTGATGTATGGTATGATGGTATAATGGTTATGGGAACTAATATTATTCTTAAGTGGGAACTTGCAGAAAATATGGTTCGTCCTCAATCAGCTTCTCAGCATGCTATACCAAATTACGTTGCAGTTGCCCCAAGAATGTATAAAGGTGTTATTGAATCTTTGGTTAGACGTATGATTCCTTTTGCTGATTTAATTCAGATTACTCATTTAAAGTTACAACAAGTTATTGCAAGAACAGTTCCTGACGGGGTGTACATAGATGCGGATGGTTTAAATGAGGTTGACCTGGGGACAGGCGCTTCATATGACCCTTCAGACGCATTGCGTTTATATTTTCAGACAGGTAGTGTAGTGGGTAGAAGTTATACTCAAGATGGTGAATATAATCAAGGTAAAACACCTATACAACAGCTCACAAGCAATTCAGGCGCTTCTAAGACACAAATGCTTATAGCTAACTATAACCACTACTTAGAGATGATTCGCTCTGTAACAGGCTTAAATGAAGCGAGAGACGGTTCTACGCCTTCATCTGATTCTTTGGTTGGTGTACAGAAATTAGCAGCATTAAACTCAAATACAGCAACTAGACATATATTAGATGGAAGTCTTTACATATATCGTACGTTGGCCGAAGCGTTAACATATAGGGTCGCCGATATTTTAGAGTACTCAGACTTTAAGGAAGACTTTATAAATAAAATAGGTAAGTATAACGTAAGTATATTAGGAGAGATAAGTCAATTATATATTTATGACTTTGGTGTGTTTATAGAGTTGTCTCCAGATGAAGAGCAAAAAGCAATGTTAGAACAAAACATTCAAATGGCTTTATCTAAAGGAGATATAAATCTTGAAGATGCTATTGATATAAGGGAAATTAGAAACTTAAAGTTAGCTAATCAATTGCTTAAATTAAAACGCACATCTAAACAAGAGCGCGAAGAGAAAATGAAAATGCAACAGCAAGCCATGATATCTCAGCAGCAATTAAAATCACAAGAAATGGCCGCTCAAGTTTCTATGCAAAAAGTAGAGCTAGAAACTCAATCTAAAATAAAAGTTAAACAAGCTGAAATTGCTTTTGAAATAGAAAAAAATAAAACAGAAGCACAGCTTAAAGCTCAACTTATGGAGCAAGAATTTTCTTATAATTTACAGCTTAGAGGAATAGATGAAAATGCTATATCTGAAAGAGAAAATCAAAGAGAAAAATCTAAAAGCGAAAGAATTAGTCAACAGAATACTGAACAAAGTAAATTGATTACACAACGTAAAAATAATTTACCTCCACAGAATTTTGAATCTAATGAAGATAGTTTAGATGGTTTTGATTTGTCAGAATTTGAACCAAGGTAAACTTATAAAATTTAATTTAAATCATATCTAATGGAAATAAAAGTAAGAGCTATAGAAGCTACAGAAGAAAAATCAATGCAAGAAGTAGAAAATGAATTACTTCAAAAGCATGAAGACCAGTTTAATGATACTTCAGAAACAAGTGAAACAGAAAAAGTAGATTTAAATTTTGAAAAAGATAAAGAAGATTCTTCCGTAAAGGAAGATGATAAAGAAGAAGCTTCTGTTGAGGAGGCTGCAGAGCAGCCTTATGACTTAAAAGAAGAAGACGTTCTTTCATATATTGGAAAAAGATACGGTAAGGAGATTAATTCATTTGATGATTTAATGGCTGAAAGAAAGGAAGCTGAAGAGCTTCCTGAAGATGTCGCTGCTTACTTTAAATACAAAAAAGAAACAGGAAGAGATATTCAAGATTTTGTTAAACTACAGCAAGATTTTAGTTCTATGAATCCTGACTCTTTGCTAAGAGAGTATTTGACTATTACAGAAGGAGAAGGTTTAGACCCTGAAGATATTGATTCTCTTATGGAGGATTATTCTTATGATGAAGACCTAGATGATGAGTCTGTAATTAAAAAGACTAAACTAGCAAAGAAAAAAATTATTGCTAAAGCAAAAAAGTTCTTTAATGAGCAAAAAGAATTGTACAAACAGCCTCTTGAGTCGAGACCGGCTGTTAATTCTGAAAGCGAAAATGAAGAGCTTCAAGATTATAGGCAATATTTAGAATCTGTTAAAACTCAACAACAGGAAAATGAGGCAAAGCGAAGTTGGTTTGTAAAAAAAACTAACGAAGTGTTTACTGATGATTTCAAAGGTTTTGATTTCGCACTTGACGACAAAACAGTAACCTTTTCTCCTGGTGATACACAGTCTATTAAAAAAAACCAAGATACACCAATGAACTTTATAAATAAGTTTCTTGATGATAAAGGTTTAATGAAAGATGCTGCTGGATATCACAGAGCTTTATCAATCGCCATGAATCCAGATAAATTTGCACAGTTCTTTTTTGAACAAGGCAAATCAGAGGCTACTCAAGATGTAATGCGTAAAACTAAAAATATAAACATGAGTGAACGCAGAGCACCTGAAGTAACTAATAAAGGAGGAATGACAGTTAAGTCAGTTAACCCTGATTCGGGACGAGGCTTAAAAATTAGAAGTATTAAACGAAAATAAATTTTAAAAATTAATTATTATGGCAGGAGCAGTTCAAGTAGCCCCAGGGTTTGCTTTACAACCCAGTGCAGAACAAGTACCATTGAGTACAAATTATATAACTAACTTTGATTTCTTAAATCAGTATCTACCTGATACTTATGAAAAGGAATTCGAAAGATACGGTAATCGTACCGTTGCATCGTTTCTACGTTTAGTAGGAGCTGAAATGCCTTCAAACTCTGACCTTATTAAATGGGCAGAACAAGGAAGGTTACACACTAAATATGTAGACTGTACAACAGCAGCAGCAGGACCAGTTACCGTTGCTCAATTTACGGTTAATGATGCTTTAATTCCAGGTACTGGAAGTATTGCTATTAGAGTAGGTCAAACAGTAATGATAACTGCAAATGCAGGAGGAGTTAACAATAAAGCAATTGTTACGGCTGTTTCTACAGCAAACGGTACTTTTGATGTAGCTTTTTACGAAGCAGCAGGATTTACTAATGCAGCAGGAGCTAATAAGTTTACTGTGTTTATTTACGGTTCTGAATTTAAAAAAGGAACAAATGGAATGGTTGGCTCTTTAGAAGCTGATGACGTTATCTTCTCTAACTCACCAATTATCATCAAAGATAAGTATGCAGTTAGTGGTTCAGATATGGCGCAAATTGGGTGGATAGAAATAACTACTGAAAATGGAGCTAGTGGATACCTATGGTATTTAAAATCTGAGCACGAAACAAGACTACGTTTTGATGACTACTTAGAGACTGCAATGATTGAAGCAGTGCCTGCTGAAGCTGGTAGTGGAGCAATTGCAGCTACAGGAGATGTAGGGAACAAAGGTTCTGAAGGTATCTTCTATGTGGTTAATAACAGAGGAAATGTATGGGGCGGTGGAAATCCTGCTGCACTTGCAGATTTTGACGCAATTATATCTCGTTTAGATAAGCGAGGTTCTATTGAAGAAAATGTAATTTTCGTAGACAGAAACTTTGGGTTTGACATTGACGATATGTTAGCTGCTCAAAATTCTTATGGAGCTGGTGGAACATCTTATGGTTTATTTGATAATGACAAAGACATGGCATTAAACCTTGGATTTACTGGATTCCGTAGAGGTTATGACTTTTACAAGTCTGACTGGAAATACTTAAATGACCCAACTATGCGTGGTGGTTTACCTACTGCTGCTAATTCAGGACGTGTAAACGGACTATTAGTGCCAGCTGGTTCTACTACAGTATATGACCAGATTTTAGGTAAAAATGCAAAGCGTCCTTTCTTACATGTTCGTTACAGAGCTTCTGAGACTGAGGACAGACGTTACAAAACTTGGATTACAGGTTCTG